GCCGGCCCGGCGACTTGTAGTGGGTGACCTCGGTCTGGTCGGGCTGTTCGTCGGGCAGCCCCATATCGAATACACCAACCAGCTCGGTCAGCGTGCCGCCGGCGTCGGTGAACCAGAATTCGGAACCGTAGCCGATCGAAGGATCTTCGGTAGCCATGAACTATCTCCCTAAAAGGCGGCGATCAGGCTTCGCCGATGATGGTGATGGTGTAGGTGACGCCGGTGCCCGATCCCGAATTGGCGACGAGCAGCAAATCGCCGGTCGCCGCGGTGACCGTCTGGCCGGCGGCGGTCGGATCGGTCAGCAGGATGAAGCCACCGGGCGGGATGGACAGCTTGTCGGTCGCATCGGCGAACCAGCCTCGGAACGGATTGGAACCGCCGCCGACGACGACATTGTTGACGTTCGCATCGTCGGCCTGGATCAGGATCGCCTTGATGGCGGTGAAGGTCAGCGTGGCCCCGAGCGCGTCGGTAAGGCCGCCGGCGAGATCGAGCGTCTCGCTTGCGGAAGCCGCAAGCACGCGCTCGTCCGTGAAGACGTGGTTCGCCTGGCGCAGGCCTGTGCCCAGCGCCAGATCTACCTTCGCCTCCTGTTCGAAGTTGTAGCGGACGCTGCCCACGTCGGGCGCGCCCGACAGCGCGCCGATGATGCTCGCGACGATGCGCGCATTGAAGCCCATGATGTTTCTCCTGTTAGGCCGCTGGCCGATGCCAGACGGCAAAATCCCGAATGCAGCGGTAGATGACGGTGCCGCCGGCGGCCTCGTCGGCCTCGGGGCCGGTTTCGACCTCCAGCTGCGCCGCACCGAATATGGTGGCGCCCTGTTCGCCGGGCCGCTCCATCAGCGCCTCGACGGCGCGGGCAAGTTTCACGGCCGCGCCAGGCGTGGCGCCCCAGCAATCGATCTGGACACGCGGACTGCTCATCCTGTCGCGCCCGCGATAGGTGTAGAAAGCGCCCGTGCTGACCGTCGTCAGCGTGATGGCGCTGGCATTGTTATTGTCCGGCCGCAGCCCCCAATCGACGCGCGCGCCGGCGATCGCGGCGACGGCCTGGTCGGCGCGGAGCCGGGAGCGAAGATCTTCCTCCATCATATGCTGCAGGCCGTGATTTCGACACCCTTGCGCCGGCCGATCCGCTTGGGCTTGCCGATGATCTCATAGGTAGCATCCGCATCGCGGAGGCGATCGTCGGCCGTGATGGTCGAGGTGACGCTATCCCAGCGCATCCGGAAGCGCGTCGTGACGTCGGCGCCCTGCTGGGAGGCGATCAGCCGTTCGCGATCGCTGATGTCGAGCCTGGCCGCCCAGCGGGTCGCGATCGAGGCGAAGTCGCTCTTCGTCGTGCTGATACCGTCGTCGATATCGGCCGACCGCAGAATTTCGACGCGGGTATCGAGATCGCCGGCGCGCATCAGGCGAAAATCCTGTATGGCGCGAGCAGGGCCTCCACCGTCGCCGACATCGGGATCTGGTTGACCAGGCCGTCCGTCGTCGTCTCGCGGTTCGCATAGAGGTCGCCGACCATCAGCAGGATCGCCGCGCGGATCGGCTTTGGCAGCTTGGCGACCAGCGGATCGGCCGCGAGATCAGCGACAAAGCCGGCGCGATAACGGACGCGGATGGACTCGCGGCCATAATGCCCACCGTCCCAGGGCGAGCGCGGGTCGAACTCGACCGTGCGGTCGATCAGCTCATAGGCAGAGGGATCGACCGTCACCTCTTGCTTTTGCGCATTGAGATATTTGACGCTGAGCACGTCGATCACGGGCGGGGCCGGCAGCTTGAGGCAGTAGCCGTCGACCTCCCAGGCGTCGAAGCGTGCCTCGAGCGTCTGAAGGCCGAGCGCGCGGCCAAGCCAGCCCATCGGGCCGTCGATATGTTCCCAGGCCGCGGCGACCATAGCCTCGACCTCGGCCTGCTGATCGGTATCGCCGCTAAGCTTCAGATGCGCGTCAGCGTCCTCCCAGGCCACGGCGGGCGTGGACGGGGATATGACGATGACGCGCATCGGATCAGTCCACCAAGAAGTGGAATTTGCCGGTCTTGACGTTGCCGCCCTGCGCCAGGACGATCTTGATGCGATCGTTGCCGAGCGCGATCCGATCCTGAATGGCGGTGCCGCCCGCTGCGTAGAGCGATGCGGTGCCGGCGGCGTCCGACGTCGGCGTGCGCGGGTTGGCGACAAATGCGGCGGCAACGTTGGTCCGGGCGACGAGCGACTGTCCGGTCGCTTCGGACGTGATCGTCATGTCGACGGTGTTGTCATAGGGAGTGGTGCCGTCGGGCACATAATGGGCTGCAAAGAGCAGGCCGCTGACACGGGGGGTGTAGGCCGTCGCCGAGCCATCGGCTGCAGTCGTGACGGAAACCGCGTAACGCTTCATCTTCTTTCTCCTGAGAGCAGCGCCTAGGCGCCTGGGGCGGCCTACTCGGCCTTGGTGGTGACCGCAGGAGCGGCCTTCGAACGCGTCGCCTTCGAGGCGGCGCGAGACTTCGCGGGAGCCGCCGCCTTGTTGGCTGCCGGCGGGTCGACCTTGGTCTCGGTCGAATTGCCCTCGGATTTGGTCTTTGCAGGTTCAGACTCAGCCTTCTGGGCGGCGATCGCAGCAGCGATCTCGTCCTCGCTGCTGCGAGATGCGTAGCCCTGGGGCGGATAATTCGCAGCCAGATAGCCTGCGGCGACATATTCGGCGACTGTCGGGCCGTCGGTCCGCAGATCTTGGCTCACTGCACCCGCGGCCGGATCGACAAGCACACCCAATTTGACGAGCACACCGACGACGGAGGGGTCGGCAAGACGGGTTTCGCCTTCCTTGAACAGGTGAACTTCGCTGCCGGTGTCCGTGAGACGGTCGCCCTGATGTTCGCGAGCGACCTGATATTCAATCAGATTGGCCATGATGGTTCTCCTCTTTGAAAGGGGGCGAGTGCCGCGCCACCTATCAAAAAGGGCGGCCCATTGCGGGGCCGCCCTCCATGCTGTTGGTCGGTAGGATCAGGCGGCGAGCGCGGTGTCGAAATCGCCGTAGATCAGCGCGCCAGGCTTCTTGATCGCCTGCGCCAGACGTTCCTCGCAGCGCATGGTGTACATGTTGGTCTCGAAGTCGTCGGCGTTCTCGGACGCAATCACCACTTCCGGCGCCATCCGGTCGTACAGCGTCTGCAGCTTGAAGCCGCCGGCGGTGAACTTCTTAATGGTCTGCGCCGGCGTGGACACAACCGGCTTGCCCCAGAGGACAGGCCCGGCAAGCTGCAACGGATTCGCGAAGACATAGGCGCCTTCGTTCGTCTTCGTCATCTCGATCTCGGCCCAGTCAGCCGGGTTGAGGATCGTCCCATCGGTCGGATAGAGTGCCAGCTCGGCCTGCAGATAGGCGAGCCGGATCACGTCGATCTTGTTCATATCGGCAATGATGATCGGTGCCGCATATGCGGTGGCGTTCGGGTTGAGGCCGGTGAGATGCTGGCCGGTGCCGTCGCCATTCAGCAGTTCTGCTTCTTCGGCGAGCGCAAGGCCGTAGCGCATCTCGCTGTCGACCTCGCCCTGCAGCTGCACCACATCCTCGATGGCCTGCCGGGTGAGCTTCGCAAGGTGGGCGATGACGCGGACCGGGGCGTTCACCTGCGCCCAGACATAAGCACTGTAAGGCTTGGTCGCAGCCTCCGCCACAACCGCCGCATTGTTGGTACGCAGGGTCTGCCGGGCGTAGTCGACCGATCCGCTGGTCGTCGGGACGACGTTCAGAAGATCGCGGATCGTCATCGTGCGGCGCGGCAGCGACGTGATCAGCGGATCACGCATGCTCCATGCTGCTGCATTGGCTGCCGTGATCGCTTTGATCCGATCGGAGTCCTTCAACTCGATCCGGAGCGAGCCATCGCAACCCTTCTCGACGAAGCTTTTGAAACGATCGTTATCGACGACCTGGCCGCCATAAGTCTTGACGTCGTCACCACCTTCGCCGGGTTTGCGCGCCATTTTCTGCTCGACCTGGGCAAGCTGCTCGCGCAGCGTATTGATGCCGGTCAGGGCCTGATCGACGGCCGCCTTAGTTTCGGCGCTGAGCGTGCCGCTCTTCTTGGCTTCGACCAACGCGTCGTCCGCCTTTTTCATGACGTCTTCGTGCTTTTTGTCGATCGATTTACGAAGCTCTTCGGCCATCTGTTCGGCCGTTTTCGTCTCGGGCGGATGCTCCGGAGCGCGCATATAGCGGCCCTGCGCCCGCTCGGCCGGCGTCATGGCCCCGAGGGCCGGAAAAGCCGCCAGGATGGCAAGGGAAGCCATCGCATGATCGCTCGACATGGAGCCGAGAACGGTATGGAAACCGTGGGCGGCGGCGGGAATACTACCCACCGCGAACGTCACGGCGAGGCAGATCGCGGCGAGCGCGAACATCTTATTGATCTTCATCGAAATCTCCGGGGTTAGGGTGTCACGCGCCCATGGCGGTGAGGAAACGGTGCAATTCATCACTGGCCTTCGCCTCGGGCTCCCCCCGAAGATGCGGCGTCGCCTTCGCGGCGATCGCCGCGGCAAGGCTTTTCGAGAAGCCGCCTGCATCCCGCAGGAACTCCTCGAATTCACGGACGGTCGGCAGATTGCCGGCCGCCAAAATATGTTTGACGCTCTCCACTCGGGCCTTGTCGTTGGCCGCGAAGGTGACGATCGATACCTCTTTGAGGTTCAGCTTCTTCAGCTGAACGATGCCCGGCTTCTGGGGATGCGGTTCGGCGTCGAGGGTACGGTAGCCGATCGACAGGCCGTCCAGGGCGCCTGCCTTCAGCAGGCCGTGCACCTCGGCGGCGAGCGGCGATACGTCGGTCAGCAATCGGCCTTTGACGTAAAGGCCCTTGCTGTCCTCCGCCAGATCCTCCCAGATACCGATCGGCCGCGTGCTGTCATGCTGCCAGAGCATCTTGATCGACCGACCGGCACGCTTCGAATCCACTAGCGATTGCGTGAATGAGCCGGGCATGACGATCTCGTTGTAGCTGTCGACATTGCCGAAGGTGGACCCGTAGCCCTCGATCGTGCCATCGTCGGCGACAGCCTTCAGCTCCAGCGGAATTCCGCTGTTCTTGATCAAAAGCGTCATGTCGATAACCTCAGTTGCTGGGGAGCGTGGCGCTGACCTTGCCGTCCGCCGTCATGGTGATCGGGATGTTCTGCATCTGCATGCGCGGGATATCGCCACCTTCGACGGGCGGTAGATTTTCGCGCGAGCGGACCTCATTGATCGTCAGCCAGCCCTTATCGAGGCCCGAGCCGTAGAAGGATGCACGGGCGGCGCTGTCGCCGCGCAACAGGCCTTCAAGGTTGAACTCGATGGTTATGCCGGCGGCGATGTCCGCCGGGGTGAGCAGCTGCTTGCGGAGCGCTTTCTCGATGCGGTTGAGCCGTCGCCGCAGGGTGAATTTGACGAAGGCCAGGATCTGCTGCTCGAGGCCGGTGCCCCAGCTGGTCGTCTTTTCGGTGTGACCGATCATGAAAGGCGGCACCCCGAAAAACCTGCAAACCTCCTCGATCGAGAAACCGCGCGACTCGAGCAGCTGCGCGTCGACGAACGACATGGTGAGCGCCGACCACTTCAGATCATAGCCGAGAACCAGCGGGCGGCCCGCATTGGCGACGCCGGCCGATCGCTTCGCCAGGCTGTCTTCGATCTCGGTGCGTTGCTCAGGGCTTAGCTTCGAGGGCGTCTGATAGACGCCACTGGGCCTTACACCATTCCGGAACAAGCTCCCGGCACTGCGACTCTCGGCCCGCGACAGGCCGAAGGTTTGGGCGCCGAAGCTGAGCGTCGACAGGCCGCCCAGCTTCCCGCCGCCGAAACCGCGTATATGCAGGACGTCGTCAGCCGTCTTGTCGTAAGACCGGCCGTTGACCGTCCAGCGATAGCCGATCTGACCATCCTCGCGCAGCCTGGTCGATATGATGCCCGGCGCGATCGGCTCCAGCCCAACGATCTGCCCGCTCGCGCCGCGGATCTTCTCGGCATAGGCATTGCCGCGCAGCTCGAGTGCGGCGGCCTGATATTCCCAGAAATCAACGTCGGTCTGATCGGCGTTCGGATCGTCATGCAGGATCCGATAAAGCCAATGATCCCTCGCGACATCGCGGCCACCCTTCGTCTGGCGATAGACCATCAGCGGCAAGGTCGCCGTCGTGCCGGCGAGCAGGTTCACGCAAGCCCATGCAGCCGAAAGCGCCAGGACGGTGCTGTCGTCGATATATTCGCCCGCGCTGTTGTCCGTGCCCGGAGCGCCATCGGCACTGACGCGCGTACCCAGGCGGACAATACCGCTGAAGCGATCGATGAGGCCTGAAAGCAGGC